TCAGGTGGCCAAAATGAAATTGGCCAGTCTATTCACGATGCGATCGCTAAAAATGCCGTGTTGCGTCTCGGCATTGAAATCGGGGATCGTGGCCGCGAACGTCTGGGTGCCATTATCGAAACACTTCACGCTGTTGCCCGAGACCACCACTTTCAGTGTGTGGGGCGCAGAGCCCACAAGTGCAACACCGGGGCTTACGGACGCTGCCGACCCCGCTGTCACGACCTGGAGCACACTGGTCGTGTTGCCCACCACGTACCGGATATAGTTGCTGGCGTCCTGGACGCGGAACGCTATGCCCACCAGGCTGTTGGCCTGCTCTACGTCGACCTGGAACTTAACGTCAGCATTGCTGGAGTCGATCACTGCAATGTTCGACGCATCAAGGTCCCCATAGGCGCCATCACTCTGCGCCGAAAAGCCGCCAACAATCTCCGCCCAGGCGCCGTCAATGCTGGAGTCTGTGATGTCGACGGTTGGCGTCCGTTCCAGGGAATCGTTGGCAATAATTTGATTGGGGGCAATCAGGTTCGGATAAAGGTCTGAGAAGCGCGGCAAGACACTGTCGGAAGGCACGGTGCCATTCAGGGTAATTACGTTGCCCATGTTGTTCTCCTACACGGCAATGGATGTGGATGCGCTCATTTGAGCGCATGACTGGGCCATGGCTTCGCCCATTTTGTTGAGGCCCGCCTGGTCATAGTGCAATTCGTCGTACATCATCCCCAGCGCGGGGAAGTTCACGGCGCCGGTGAAACCCATCAGGACAAACTGGTCGCCCGCGCAGAGGGTGTCCTGGGCGTCACGGATTGCCTGGAACCCAGCTGTGTCGCCAGAGTCAGCGGTGCCTGTGCGGGACACCACCAGCGGCCAGAACGAGCCAATCTGGCCCCGCATGTAGGCCATGAAATCCGACCAGGCCGTCTCATACTCGGTCCGGGTGATTGTGGAAGCATCGATAGACTGCGCGTCTCGCTCGCCCTGAGACCATAGGACGCCGCCGAACTGGTAGGCGTATCCAGCCCCCCGAAGATAGGCTAGGCAGGCGTTCAGGTCGGATACCGCCGCCTCGCGCAGCCCGCCACCAGTGCCGCCCCAGTAGCCATTCCCGATGTCTGCGTCCGGAACCATGGCGGTCCCACCGGTAGCGGCGTCGATCATGATCGCCCCTTTGCCGGTCAGCTCCGTGAATTTGATCGCAAAGGATGGCCATGCGGACCCGTAGGCAGCGGTTGCCCAGGGATCTTGCAGCGGAGACAGGTCCGTTCCGTTCCAATGGTATGCCCACCCGGGGCGAGGAACGGGGCTGTTCTCGGGATCGCGGCTGGAGCCATGTGCATTCGACTGACCAGCAACCAGGAAAACGACATACTCGGTGGGCGTAGGGGTAAAAACGCTGTCGCTTTCGCTGTAGTGATCCGCTCCTTCATTGGCGTCAAGGCGGTATACCACTCGAAGCACCCCATTGGCATCAAGGACGCATTTCACCATTTCCGGGTAGTCGTCGAGAGAAAGCGACGATGCCACTTCCTTATCTGAATTGAGTGCGGCGTAATCCTTAAAGTCAGATCCAGTTGATTCCTCGATTACCCGGAGAATGCCGTTCACATCTTCAATGCAAAGCAGGTAATCAATACCGTTAATCTGGCGTACCGAGGCATATCCGCCCACAAGCCTGGCGCCCTGAGAGGCCATGTCGGTGGTTTCGTTCCAGGCTTCATTGCTGGCTGTTTTCTTCTCCTCTATCGCCACGTCGCCGGCACCATGCCTGTACAGGATCAGGGCGACATTGGGGTCTGATGAAACAACGTTGAAGTATTCTCCCTCCGCTGTATCCGCGATGCCTGCCGCTGCGCTCTCGTAAATCGGAGCGCCCCCAGTCAGTGCACCCAAGATGGAGTCCGCGAGACTCGCGAGCGCCGAGCCCACGGTCCCGCTTCCGTAGCCGACCAGATCCGCGCCACCCTCTCCAGCAAGAAGCTGCTTGGAAGCAAAAAGCTGCTCCAGGGCCGCCAGAACCTGGCCATTCGTGGCCTTGGACGGCTCTATGTCTGCGGCCAGAAGAATACCTATCAGTTCACCCTGCACCGCGTTGAGCCAGTCGGCAGTGATATAGGTCGCGCCCTGCCCGGTGGCCGGGTCATACTCCCGAAACTGGCCGTCTTCCGTTGCGTTCTTTCCGTCGATCTTATACATGGGCCACCTCAGTATTTGATGCAGGGAAGAAGGTTGTAGTTGGCGACGCGCACCTCGGTGCCGGTGCCGGCTGCGCTGACATCTTGGGTAATTGCGCTGCCCGTGGTGCTAACCGCGTTGTTGCCAGGCTCATTGCCTTCCGTGATGTTGTCGCCGATGGGCACGCCGTGGGTGTGTTCGGGGTATTGGTCGGCCTGAAATTCACCCGGGTCGCGTTCGGCGTCGGCGGGATCCAGTGCGCGGATGTGGGCCTTCCGGGTGATCAGGTCTGGCACCCGAAAGGTGGTGGAGCCGTCGCCCGAGCTGAAACAGCCCCGCCGGTCGGTCTCGCTGTCGCCCAGGTATTCCGCATCGCTGACCACCTCGAAATAGGTCTGCGCGGCGTACCAGAGGCGCGGATAGTCGGCCCGCAGCAGCTCATCGTCGGTGCAGACCAAGCGGCCGGGCGGCGGCGAGGTGGCGGAATACCACTCAATCACCCCCACGCCGTCCAGATCCTCTTCGGACCAGGCGGCTTTATCGATCAGCTCCGGGCGGTTCTCGAACTGAGTGGCGACGGTGCCGCGCTCCAGCTGGGCTTCGCCGGCGTCCATGTTGGTGTTTTCGACGATGCCGCAGTCGAAGGTCACCACCACGGCCACGCCGGTGGACAGGTCACCCGGGTTCTCAATCGGAAGGGACAGGGTCAGCTCTTCGCCGCTGGATACCGACATCGGCGAGCTCGCCGCAATGGTCACCAGGTCGCCATCGAAATCATCCGCCGTGAGGCACTTGTACAGCGTCAGGAAGACGTTCATCGGCGAGCCGCTGTTCTGGCGCACCTTGGCCTGGAACACCACGTCATCGCCGCTGATATTGGCGCCGTCGCCGGAGGGCATGCGCCACATCACCTCGGCCTGAGCCTCGCTGCTGCTGGTGGTGACGTTGTCCAGCCGTGCGCAGACGCCCGTATTGCCGAAATCGGCGTCCAGGTGGCGATGGAAGGTGCCGGCCGTGGCGCTGCCCACCTGGGCGAAGATGCCGGACAGCTCGCCCAGCGCCCAGTTCTCGCGCACCGGAAAAGTGGCGCCCCTGGAGGCAAACCGGCGCGCCTTGCAGCCGCCGTTGGTGAGCAGGTTCTTCGGGCCGCTATCGGTGCCCAGGGTGCTCACCGCGGATTCGAGATCGCGCACCCGGTCCTCAAGGTTGACGATGTTGTTCGCCACCCCGCCCCGGCTCCACTGGAAAGCGCCGTCGGCGTCGTAAACCCGCACGGTGTAATCCTGGTTCGGCATCAGGCTGAAGTCGGGCATAAGCCCGTAGGCGTCCGCCTCGATCACATATCCCAGTGGCGTTCCCAGGTCCTCCGGGGCGTAGACGTTCGACGGCGTGTCCGTCCCGTCCTCGTAGAACTCCATCGTCCCGCCCGGCAGCAAGGCGCCGTGCTTGTCGCGGAGGAAGTACCCGTTCAGCGGGTTGTCCAGGCGTGAGGGCATTTTCAGGTCTCCAGAATCGAAAAAGCCCGCCGGGTGGCGGGCTGTGCTGGTCGTATGGGCTGATCAGGCGATGTCTCGCATCCCCCGACCGATTTCGGCGATTCGCTGGCGCTCCCGCTGCATTTCGTCGCCGTGGCGTCGCCGGAGTGAGCCGGCGAACAGAGCGCCATCCCTGACGTGATCGTGCATCCGGCCGGCCCAGGGCGACCCCAAACCGCGAAGCGCCGGGCCGAGTTCGTCCCAGGCCTTGTCGATCCATTCCATGTGGGCCACGACGCCCAGCATGTCGTTCAGGCTGACGCCATCGGCCAAACCTTCTTGGCCCTGGGCCGGCAGCCACTCGCCCTCCAGCGGGGCAACGCCCAGGTGGCGGCAAAGCTCCGGATAGCGGGCTGCCGGGATGTCCTTATAGGTCGCCACCCCAAAAGCCTCGTTGATGCCGTGGTAAACGGTCTGGAAGTGCTTGCCCGTCTTGGCCACCACATCCTTCACGCTGCGCACGATGTGGCCCTTCTGGCCGGCGGTAAGCATTTCTGCAGGCATTTCGTACCGGCCGGTTTTCCGGATCGCCGGTAGCACTTCGGCGGTCACCCACTTCCGGAAAGCCTGTGCCTCAGGGCGCCGGGATTTGAAGCAAAGGTGATAGACCCCTGATTCGTTCAAGGTGGTCATTTTCTGGGCGCCGCCAGGGGTGCTCACATTGTGAGCCCCCTTCTCATCATCATCCAGAATGCGGGCTGCGTTGCGACTTCGGGTGTATCCCAAGGCTGGTGCAACGTCATCCAGCACAAACCACGGCTCCCCATCCTCGGTCACCACGGCCCGCACCTCTGCCGACCGAAAGTCGAACGGGATTACCTGGGCAGTGTCTTGCTGTGGATAAGTTCTTGCGTTAGCATTGCTCATGTCAGGTTCCTCAGCTTTGCTGTTGGAATTAGAAGCCCTCGGTGTTCCAGCACCGGGGGTTTCGTCTTTCAGGCTGTCGCCTTTTCTCTCTGCTCGCGCCATTTCAGGCCCTCCTTCATCAGCATTACCGCCTCTGCGTTTAGGGTCCTTTGGTTTTCCCTCGATGCCTGGGAAATCGCGGTTTTGAGGTCGCCCGGGACCCTCAGGTTCATCTGCTGCCGCTGAATTTGATCCATAACACCTCCCTTTTGGTCAGTGAAGCATTTAGCTTCAATACCAATGTAGCAAACCGCTTTATTGCCTGCAACAGCAAAATGCTTCATTTTCGCGCCATGAAGAGTAGAGACGAAGTTCAGGCCAATTTGCGCCTGCCGGCGGACCTTAGGGACAAGCTCAAGGCCGCCGCACAGCAAAACCACCGGTCAATGACAGCGGAGGTCGTTGCTCGGCTTGAAGATAGCTTCTATCGAGAAACGATGACTCCCGAGCAGGCCAAACAGCGAATCATTGCCGCTCTGGACACACTTATCACCGAGGCGGAAGGGTCCAAGCGTTAGCGATCTTTTGAGGCCGATCAGACCTGAGCGCATCGCAGGGGGGAAGCAATGTACAGAGTATTGCCTACTGTCATATTTCTGGGGCTGGCTGGCTGCGCCACAAAATACGAACCCAGTGCCAGCGTCGTGTGGACCCGCGATGACCTGCCATATTCCGAACAGCAAAGACTTTTCGAGTCCGACCTTGCCATCTGTGAGTCAGAGGGCGTAAAGGTAGCGGCAGGCTCAGGGGGCAACACCGCCATCGCCTATTCATCATCCGGCCCCCGAGATCCGGGCGACTTCAGCGAAACATACATGCAGGCGGCGCTCATCAACTCCATGAATGCCCAAACCGCCATGCAAGCCCGCGTCATGCAAACCACCATTCGCGGGTGCATGTATGAGCGCGGCTGGCGCCAAATAACGGAACGCCGCACCGCCTGGGAGAATTGCATCAATGCGAACTGGCCCTCTGGGGACAGCGGCATGTCCGCTGTGGTGACCGCCTCTGCTGCCGGGAAGTGTGATAGATATTCGCATCCCGGCGAGCCCAGCATTGGGGAGTCGCAAGCAAAATGAGCCCCGCTCTCCAGCAGATAGTCTTCTATACCTGCATACTTGCCATTTGCTATATGGTCTGGGGGTCCTCTGCCATCGTGCAGGGCCTGGTCACGCTAGCGGCTGTTGGTATCCTCGGCGTCGCCATCAAACTGATCACCAACTGGTGGTATGGACCCGACCCCTTCCCCGGCCGAGGCGCCGACCGCAGAGATGATATTCGCGGCGAATGAGGCGTCCTTGGCCAGTTTGTCTCCAACCCTGCCGGCCGATTGCCAGTTTGTGCCTTCTCGGAGCAAAAGCCCTGTTAGCTCGTCAATACTGCGATCCTTCTTGGGCACATTCCGCAAATATGCCGCAGCAATGGCCTTGCCATCCTTTCCGGCCCTTGTAAGGGCGTCCGCCAAACCCGCATTTTGCCGAGTAATGCGCTCAGCCTGTTGCCGTGCGAGGGTGCCCAGCGCTGGAACCGCCATGGCGCCCGGGGTGCCGCCGATGGCGGCGCCACCGCCAATCCCCAGCGTCGCCAATAGCATGCTGCTCGACTGATCGGTGCTGAATCCCAGCTTCCCCATCGCTCGCAACACATTCTCTGGCTTTCCGCCCTGCACAACCTTGCGAATTGCGTCTTTCTCCTCGCCTGTAAACCCGCGCATTTTGCGGGGGTTATTCAGAAGCGATCGGAACTGGACCCTAAGGCCATTCTCGAACCCGCTTGCCTGGTTTTGAGCCTTATCCACTGCCTGACTAAGCATTTCGGATTTTTTTGCTCGCCCCCAAAGGCTACGCGCCTCTTTAAGCTTGCCGGCGACCTCGGCACCATTATCAACACCCTTGACCGCTCCGGCCGGCACGTTTTCGATGAAGTTGTCCACCTCATCCACCAGCATGGCACCAAGGCGCGCCTCGGCCGGCTCGTTGCTCTGGGCGGCGCTTTGGGCAATCTTCCGAAGCGTCTGCATTTCCGTGAGTGTTGGGGATTTCTTGGCGGTATCCATAAAACCTTTGAGGGCGCCAGACACCTTGGGATGAATTTGAGGATGAAATCCCTCACTCTTCATGCGATTGATCACACGCTGGCCCAGCCGGCCAACTGCGGGCTGATCGATGCTCACGCCCATGTTGTCGAGTTCCGCATAGATGTCTCGCGAGGCGCCCTTGAGCGCATCTGTCGAGGGGGCGGCAGCCTGAAGCTGCTTGTTTACCGCCCGTCGCTCTAAGCCCCTGGCGACAGTCCCGCCAATCTTCGATCCAACGACCTGCCCGGCCCCGCCGCCCACTGCTGCAGCGGCCACCTCAGCGGGATTAATATTGCCCACCGACACTTCGCTGGTGCCGCCCAGGGCTTGGTTTCCGAGGTCCATCAAGCCCTGCGTTGCTCCAGATGCAGCACCAACCCGGGCGCCTTGCATCGCAAGGCTTCCGGCGCCGGCCACTCTGCCGGCTGGCAAGAACGACAGCACATTACCGGCGAATTTAATGGCGTCACGACTATCCAGGCCGGGCTCGTTTAGATAACCGCGCGTGCCACCAATAGCTCGGGCGTCAACTATGAAATTGCCCTCTTCGTCTTTATCGAAGGCAACCCCCGGGAATTCTTGGGCGATGATGCGCATTTGTCTATCGGGATCATTGGTGCTCATCAGACCTGCGGCTACCTTGAACCGCCCGGCGGCGGTGCTATCACCTTCAAGCTCATTGGGCACCTGGAAGCCCCCGATGTCTCCAAATTGCTCTGGCCGCAACTGCCGCTTTTCTGCAGTCGTGCCCGCTTCGGATGGCTCTTGCTGCTCGCGCTGCATGCGTCGGTACTCAGCGCCGAGGCGGCGTACATCCTCTGCGTTGCCCGCCTTGTCCGCTGCGCGAATCCCGCGCTCAAGCTGCTCCAGCGTAGCCATTATTCAACTCCATACTTGGTTAGAATGTCGTCCACGCCGGACCCGCCCCCGCCGCCACGTCCGCGCTGCAAGTCCATCCACTCGGCGACCGAGTTGCCGGGCCGGCCCAAGAACGTCGCCGCCTCTTGGAGGTAGTTCGCCAGCTTCTCTTGGGAGGCTTTTTTACGCTGGAGCCAACTTTTAAGTTCGGGGCCATCCAGGTTTTCAGGCAGGGCAGTGCTGAGAGCAAATCTCAGCTCGGCCTCAGAGAGCGCCCCAAACGTGGTGCTGTTAATGACGTCCAGGCCCATGCGTCCTTGCAGATTGTCCAGCTGGACGGAGGCGCTTCGAATGCTGGGCAGCCTGGACATGACTGGGCCTGTTCCCGCCCCCTCATCGATCAAGCGAATGGCCTCATCGATGTTTGCAATGCTGCCTTTGACGTTACCCAACTGATCGAACATTTGCCCGGATTGCTCAATTGCTTGCTTCCCGGCGGCCTTGGAGCCCTCTGCTGCCCCGCCGAGATTTATATCTGCGCCAAGAGTGCCCTCCCGTCGCGCCCCGTAGATATTCCGTTGGTTGCTGACCTGGTAATCGCGGGCGGCGCGCACAGCGTCTGCAGCCGCCTGACCCGACAACACCTCACCGGTTGGTGACCACACCCTTGGGCCAGCCTCGGTAGATTGGATAATAGTGCCGTCCTCGAGGATCTTCTGCGCACCAACATTGGGCCCCTCATCCTCCAGACCCATGGACGCCATGGCCGCGATATTCCGATAGGCGTTCGGATCGAACTGCTCCGGCAGCACGGCGTCCTCGGGGTCCATCTCGATGGCGCGCTGGCGAGCGGCGGACCACCGCTGATTCTGCTGCTCCGGCGGCAACTGATCGAAGTCCTCGCCCAGCGTACGGAGGAAAAGCTGCGACTCATAGGCCGCCTGCTGCCGGTCGGCGTCCGTCAGCTCCATATCGCCCATCTGGGTCTGCTGCCGGGTCTGCTGGACCTGGTCATCCATGGTCAGATCCGCAAGCCGGTTGCGCTGGCCCTGGGCCTCATTGCGCAGCTGGGCGCCCTCCACCTTCAGAGGGGCCATCATTTCCAGCAGTTCGTTACGCTGGCGCGCCCCTTGAATCTGGGCCGCATCGCCGTAGACCTGCCCGAGGTCGATCATTCGCATCTGTGCCATGGTTTATCCGCCTCCACCACCGCCGAGCATGCTGTACAGCAGGGCGTTACTGCCGAGCTGGTTCGCCACGTTGCCCATCTGGGTGTAATAGTTGGCCTGGTTGTTGCCCTGCTGCATGTACAGATTGGCCAGGTTATTGGCGCCCTGGGCCTGCTGCCCGACCTGTCCGCTCACCGAGTTGAAGCCCATCTGCATGAGATTGGCGAGCTGGTTCTGCTGGTTGTTGTAGGCGTTCATGTCCCGGCTGTAGGCCGCCTGCCCTTCCTGGGAGGCCATGCCCTGGGCGTAGCCGGTGAGGTCTTTCAGGGTGGCGCCGGAAAGCAGGTTCCCCCGGGCCGCCGCGCTGTTCTCCAGCGTGTTCTGGCCCTGCTCCAGGCGGAACTGGTAGCCCGGATCGTCGGCCAGGGTGGCCAGGGTGTTCTCGTAGGTGGGCTGGTTGCCGATGTTGCCCTGGTAGTCGGTCAGGGCCTGCTCGCCGGCTTCGCGGTACGGGCGGTACAGGTTCGAGGCGCGGCGCATCTGCTCATACTGCAGGGCGATGGCCCGCTTGCTGGCGTCCTCTTGAGCGTCGGCGCCTTTGCTCGCGCCCCACGCGGAGGCGGCCGCGCCAACGCCGGCTGCTACCAATCCAATCATGATCGTATCCTCACGGGGTTTCGAGGGCCTGAACGCGCTGTTCCAGGTCCTCAATGGCGGTCTGCTGTTCTTTGATGGTTCGCTGCTGCTGGTTCACCAGGGCGGTGAAGGTGGCAACGAACTCAAACCAAACGGGGTCCATGTAGGCGTCCGGCTGGCTCTCCACCAGGGGCGCCCGCTGGTCGGGGTTTTCAAGAGACATCGGCGTTCAGACCTATCACGGTGACGGGTTTTGCCTGGGTGACTCGGAACCGGGCTGCGAGCTGTCTGAACTGGCCCAGGCGGCGCCAGATCACGCGGGCGTCGTACTTGCCGACCTGCTGAAGATCGCGCCATTTCTCTTCGCCCCAGGTGTAGCCGTTGTCGCGGCTCAGCCGGAGCATGACGTGGCTCTTCACGACCGGGGCGTCGTCGTAATTCACCAGGGGCTGACCGATGGGCTCCCCGGCGGTCATATGGTCAGGAATGCCGCCCGGAAACGGCGCCTTTGGCTTGATGTCGCCCACGCCGGTACGGCAGATCAGTTCCATGCGATTGAGCCGGCGCCGCTCATGGCGGGCCGGATCGGTGATGTGGGGCGTTGTAAATTCGGAGAAATCCGGCGCCTGGGCGTGCGTCAGCTCCCAGACAATCCCGGCCTGGGCGTCGCCCACCAATGTCTTGCCGAACGCCACGGCACTGAATGAGGCCCGGTGCCGGCCTTCCGCCTCATCGATGCCGCTGCGCTTCTCGAACCAGATCGGCTCGCCGAGGCGCTGGGATTCGGTGAGGTCGTAGCAGAACGTCCGGTCATAGGCTGGGCTGCTGACTTCATAGACGGCGTGGCCGTCCAGGGTGTAGCAGAAGCCCTCCGCGTCCCGCCATTCGCTGGTGGCGGCCTCCACGTTGGCCGTACTGATGCGCATGGGCTGGTAGCCGGACATCGCCCGGAATGAGCCGTCCGAGGCATGGTAGAAGATGACGTTGTCCGTCTCCGCCACCGACGCGCGAGACCGCAGACCCATGCGCTGGCCTGAGCCGGGGATGGGTGAGAAGCCCGCCTCGGACGGGCGCCAGAACTCCGTGGTCTGGCTGCCGAACACGGTCGCGGTCTGGCCCCGGCCATACACGGCGATCACCGGATCGGGCAGCAGCTCCGCCGTGGCGAAGTCCAGCCCGTTCCAGTTGGTGCCGTCGTACTGCTCGGACCAGCAGAACTTGCCCTGACTCTCGGCGTCCTCTACCACGAAGCGGCCGGCGACGAACGCCGAGGTGTACGCCGTCGGGTACGCCTCATCGGTGATCGGGATCACTTCCTCGGTCAGGACGTTGAAGATGAAGCCCGCCTCACCGGCGGCCAAATGAATCTCGGTACCGTTGGTGCTGATGCCCACCGGCCCAGACCCGTCGATATAGGTAAACTCGTCCACTGTCAGGTCGGCGTTGATGCGGTACAGCACCGGGCCGGCCACGACATACAGCAGGCCCCGCACCTCAATCATGCCGCGCACACGGCGGGAGCCGCCCACGCCCACGAACTCGCGCAGCCCCGGGCAGGACCGCAGCACGTACTGGCTGCGGCCTCTCGGGGTCGCCTCCGGCTGCATGTTGATGACGTTCTCCACGCTCACCGTTCGCTCAGGGTGGGCGTTGAATGTCAGGCCGATGGGGAATTGCATCAGTAGTCGGTGACCGGAATGTCGCGGGGATCGGAGGGCTGCGAGGACAGCGCGATCAGCTCACGCTCCGCCGCCGCGCCCCGAGCAAACACTTCCTGGCTGGAAGCGCCAAAATCCGCGCTGACCTTGCCCGCCACATAGTTGACCCAGGCGTCCTGGCAGCGCACCGGCACGTCATCCAGCGGCCAATCAATCAGGCCCAGGTCCAGCATGGAGGCGTGCGCGCTGCGCATCGTCACCACGATGTCCTTGGCCTCTTTGGCCTCCGGGCTTTCGTCCGCGTCCAGGATGCCCAGGCGCTTCATGACGCGCTCGGCCAGTTCAGTCGGCGTTGGCATTGGCCGGGGCCTTCTGCTTGGCGGGCGCTTTGGCCGGGGCCTTCTGCTTGGCCTCGGTCACCTCAAAAAATCGGTTGCCGCGCAGCTTGCGCAGGCGGGGGCCGTCATAATCCACGGCTTTGCCGGGCTCAAACCCCACGCCGTCAAACTCCACGGCCTTGGATTCGCCCAGATAGGTGACTTTCGTCATGTCCATCTCCAGAAGAAAAAGGGCCCCGAAGGGCCCTGGAAGGGTTTACGCGTCGGCGACGCCGGCCACGTAGGTGGTCACCACGCCCCAGTCCTTGGCGTTCGCGGTGCCCTGGGCGTACTGCAGCTTCTCGACGCCGCGCATCTCCATGAAGCCCACGCCGTAGCGGAATCCGTAGTCGTCTTCCTTACGGGTGGTGGACTTGGTGCGCATGGCCCAGGCTGCTGCAAGCGCCTGTGCGCCGCAGAGGTAGCAAGGGGCCACGTCGATGGCCGGAGTGCCGGCGCCAACGCCAGAGATAACGCCGATTTCCGGGATCTCGCGCACGATCACGCCATCCCAGTGAATCGAGGTCGGGCCGCTGAACAGCGGGTTGTCCTTCCCGGCCTGCATGGCGTCGTTCCAGAACTTGTTGGTCACCATCCAGTTGCGCAGGTCGCGGAACGCCCAGGACGGTACGAACATGGCGTACGTTTCCATGTCCTCGCCGTAGCGGTAGGGGCGAATGCCGTCACCGTTCACGGTCACCGCGTTTTGGGCGGTGCGCTTCGCCAGGGACACCACGTCACCGGTGAGCTTGTCATCGGTGGCGTCGATATTCGCCAGAGACGCAGCGTGATCGCTTGCCACGAAGTTACCGGCCTCGGCGCCGTAAAGAACCCGGTCGCTGTTGCCGTCGTGCCAGGTGTTCTTCTGGCCTGTGGTCGCGGAGCCGTAGGCCACACCGTTGATGCTGCCCAGCGCGGTGATGATGCTGTTGCGCAGGTAGCGCATTTGCAGGTCTTTCAGAGCAACCTTGCCGGCGTTACGGATGTTGATCGGCGACGCCTGCTCTTCCTCGACGTTCACCAGGGTGGCGTCACGCACCACGCCCACGCTGATGCGGTGGCCGTCGTTCGGCAGCGCCTTCTCGTTGCCCACCAGGTCGCTGGAGCCGGTGTTCGGCCCACCGCTGGAATCCAGAGCGCCGACCAGGGGGATGGTGATCGCGTCACCGCGCTTCTTGGTCAGGTCCTCTTTCACCTGGATGATGGCGTTTTCGTTACTGCCCATGTACCGCTTAAAGCGGTTCGCGCGGATATATTCGATGTGGGCTTTGTCGTCCCACTGTTTGACGCGATTGGCAGCGCTGATCGTGGTTTCAGCCATGATAATTACCTCTCAGATTCGGAAAGCGGCCGGGGCCGCGCTGATTACTTCAGGATCTCGTCGAGAGGGGTTGGGCCGGCGTAGTCGTCGGACTTGAGTCCACCTTTTGAGGATGTCGAAGCCAGGGACGGGTCGATGGCCGCCTCTTTCTTCGCTTTCTTTTCCTGCTCCGCTTCGAGCTCTTTGCGCAGCTTTGCCTCCACGTCCTTGCGCACCTCGGCCTCCAGCTTCGCTTTGTACGAATCCACGTCTTTTATGGCGTCGTACTCGGCGGCTTTCTTGGCCGTTTCGTAGGCAAATCGCGCGGGGTTGGCGCTCTTCTGCAACTCAGTGCGGAGCGTTGGGTTTTCCTGGGCCATTTCCATGAACCGGGCCTCCATGTCGTCGTAGTCCTCGTGCTGGCTACGCATGAAGTCCTGGCTCAGCTCGACCTTTTGCTGATACAGCCGGGCTTCGATCTGCTGCGACTGGTGCTGGGCGGCCTTCTCGGGATCGGCCCACCAATCCGGGGCCTGTTCCGGCTCCTTCTTGGCTTCGATGTCCCTCAAACGCTGTTCCAGCTCCTGACGCTTGCGCCGCTCATCAAGAACGGCTTTCTTGGTCCAGGGTTCATCCTCGGTGGTCTCGCTGGCTTTTGATTCCGGCGTCGAATCGTCTTTCTTCTCCTCGGTTTCCTCCGTCTCGGCTTCCTTTTCGGCCTCCGTTTCGGTGGTTTCCTCGCCCGCTTCCTGCTCCTTGGTTCCCTCGGCCTCTTCGGTCTCGGTTGCCTCGGGCAGGTCTTTGTCGCTCAGCATGTCTTCAAGACTCGTTTCGCTCATTTCCCTCTCCATCGCGACCGTCTAGCGCGTCGTCCGCTTTCCGCCCGTTCCCCGGCGTCGGGGCACAAAAAAGCCCGCTCAGTGGCGGGCTCAGTCGTGCAGGTGATCTGATTAAACGTTTATGTTCGGCGCCGTATCCGGGAAGGCCCGGACTGTGGCGTTTTCGAGCCGCTTCTGCTCGGTCTCGATTCGGGTTTGCTCGATGTCGGCGGCGGTCTCTTCCACCTCCGCCTGGGTTTTCTGGATGTCGGCCTGCTTCTGGGCGAGTTCCAGCTGGGCCATCATCTGCTGCATTTGCTGCTGCATCTGCTGGACCTGGGCCATCATCTGGGCCTGCTGCGGGTCGCCCTTCAGCTTGTCCATGATTGCGTCTTTGTTGCGCAAGCTGGAAAGCTGCAGGATCAGCTCGAACGGCACTTCCTGCGGGCCGTAGACCTTGGCCAGCTCGGTCATCACCTCGAACTGCTCCTGCTGGACGGTCAGGGTGTCCGGCGCTTCGTCGATGATGATGTCCACGTCGATCTCGGCCACGTTGTTGCGCGTGGTGTACGGCTCATTCAAGCGCGGGTCCTGAATGGCGACCATCTGCTGCAAGGCCTGGGCGGCGCGTTCGTCGCCCTGCTCGGCTTGCTCCTGAAGCTGCTCGCCGATGGTCACCGGCTGGTTCAGGCCCACCCACTTCAGGTTGTCTTCGTCATCGGTGACCCGCACCCAGCGCTCTTCGTCCCAGAACTGTTTGATGCGCGACCAAATCTGCCGATAACAGCGCTTCTTCCAGTGCCGGTGGGCGTCCATCAGCGGGCCGATTTCAAGCTGGGCGCTGTTCTGCAGGCTGCGGATGGCGCGGCCGCTCAGGTCCTGCTCGTTGATGCCTTGCAGGATGTTCGAGGCGCCCCGGGCGTCCATTTCCTGCTTGGCCTCGCGGAGCAGATCAGATTGGCCGGCGGCCAAGTCCGTGTTCGACTGTATCTGTACACGGCCATCCGAAAGCGTGCCGGCGGGGAACTCGACGGCCCCATCGGGCAGCTTGAGCTTTTCGGCAGTCTGCCGAGCGTTCGGCACGGCGCCTTGCTCGTACCAGACCTGCCGGGTGGACAGCATGTGCAGCGCTTTCGACCGGCGGTGGTTGATCTCGTCTTGCAGACCCAGCATGGAATGCACCAGGCCGTAACGCTCACCGTCCCGGGTGATGTAGCCGTGCACCAGCTCAATCGGGCACATCGGGTCGCCGTATTCGTCCACCAGCGGCGACGGCTTGGCGTCCATGAGAAACAGTTGGTCGGTGAAGTGCGCGACGTGCCAGACACCCTCATGGCGGAAGTAGTGCTGGCAGACCTTCACCCGCTTTCGCCGACCGTCCACCCATCGCGGCTTGTCGTCGAACGTCTCCCCGGCACCGCGAGAGGATTGCAGCTCAGTGATCTGCTCCGCCTTGCTCGGGTACCGGCGCTTGGCCTCGGTCATGTCCATCCAGACGACGATGCCCAGATACGAGGCGTCGCTGAAATCGCGCTTGCGGCTGTACGGGTCGTAATAGCAGCGGTCGAACGGGATGAAGTTGACCTCAATCTCTACCTGGCCACGCTTCATCGCCGGCTCGATGATGGCGCCGGCGTAACCCTCGACGATCAGGCCCTGCTCGAACACCTCCGACGCCACCTGGTCGAACTCGGTGTTGTCGGCCACGTACCGCAAGGCATCGGTGACCGCGTCCGCCGCCTGCTCGTGGTCCTGGGTCCGGGGGAAGGCGCGAGGGTCGCTGCGCTGCTGGCGCTCCAGGCCCACCAGGAAGTCGACCTTTGCCGGGATCTTCGGGATCACCAGCGGCGCCTGCTTGCGACGCTTCAGCTCTTCCAGCTGCTCGCCGGTCCACTGCTTGAGGTCGCGATAGTCCCGGGCCTTCTCGGAGAGCACCCGCGCATCGTTCGTGGACTCCTCGAATTCCTCAAACTGAGTGCGCAGCTGCTCTACTGTCAGCTCGTTCACACGGTCTTCCACGATTCGTCGGCCTCAAAGTCGTCGTCGGTGTAGTCGTCCAGCGGATCCCGCACCGGTTCATCCGGCGTCATGTCGTAGCCCCGAAGGCCGGCGGAAATCATCGGCTCCAGCGCGTAGCGGATGGCATCGATGTAGTGGTTATTCAGGTCCACCGGGATCGGCAGGATGTCGCCGGACAGGCGGTCGATCTTGTAGGAGTAAAGCCTTGCCTCCCGCGCCGTTTCTTCGCAGCGCGGGTGAATGATGATCTTGCGGTAGCTGCGCAGGTGCTGAATGCCGTCCTCAACACTGCCCTGGCGCTTCTTCACGCCGACAACGATGGGCAGGCCGTGGCGCTTCAGGAAGCTGATGCTTTCCGGCCTGGCGTTGTCCGCCCTGACGGTGTGCTCGGCGATGCCCGGGATGCGCTCTTTCAGGAACGCCGGCGTGTCGTCCAGCTCCAGGCCCGTTTTGCCGCCCTCGTATTCGATCCACAGGCATTCGTCGTGAATCCAGCAGCGCACCGCTGCGGTCGGGTCTTGGGCAAAGCCGAAGTCCAGCCCGTAATACGGGCCGTTCCACTGCTCACCCGGCGTGAATTCCTCAATTTCCCACTTGCCGGCGAGGATCTGGCTATCTGTCCGGGTAATGCACTCGCCCTCCCAGATGTGGGCGTAGTAGTCCGGATCGCGCCGCAGGTCGTTCTTGCGCTCTTCCTCCAGCTCAGCGGGGAACCACGGGTTGTCGCTGTGGTTGAGCTTGATGATCTTGCTGTTCGGCGGAGGATCGACCACGAACCGCTTGTTGGTCGGGCTGTCCTCGTTCTCCGGGTTCCAGGTGAGCCAGATTTCAGAGCCCGGCGCCCGGATGGTCGGGATCAGGTTCTTCCAGCTCTGCTCGGAAACCGTCTCCGCCTCTTCGACCCAGCAAATGTCCACGCCGCTGGTGGACTTGATCTGCTGGTAGTTGAGGCGCAGGCCCTTGAACAGATACTCCGTGCCGTTCTTGCCCCGGATGTAGCTTTCGCCGATCTCGTAATGCTCGGCAAGCCACGGATAACTGCGAATAGCCGCCGCCACCTCGGCGTGCACCGAGTCCTTGAGGCTGTTCTGAAGCTCCCTGGCGCACAGGATGCGAAGCGGCTCGGCGTACCCACGAATAGCGGTCATCAGCGCGAAGCCGAACGATTTGCCCGAGCCTCGGCCGCCATAGGCACCACGGTAGCGAGCCGGGCCGGCGAACACCGGTATCAGCTTGGGCGGAAGCTCAACCCTTGCCGTTGTCATTCGGGGCAACGATCTCGATACGGGTGGGCTGCGGCGTCATGGAGCCATCCGGGCTGCTGTGGTCGATCATCTGGCGCGGGCTGTGCTTTTTGGGTGACATGCGCTCAGCGCCCCACTTGAGGGCATCCAGAACGACGCGGGCAGCCTGGGCGTCAACCTCGCCCGAGATAACGGCATGACGCATATCCAGGGCTTCGTCGGCGTGCGCATAGCCGGCAGCCTCGCGCGCCACGTGATACTGCTCCGAAAAATCTTGATGCTTCCCATCCACAACCCACAGCAGGACAGTGGACAAGGCGGGCATCTTGGCGTCACGACACACTGAACGCAGGGACTCGCCGCCCGCCAAGCGGACACAGATGTCATCACCCAGTTTCTTGGTGTACTTCGACGGACGCCCAGCCATTACCAATACCCTCCACAGCCGCAATCCATGCTGTTCCAGCCGCGCTCGCGGTCCTCGACCTTCACCTGAACCGTGGCGGCACGGGTTTCGCCGTTACCGGTGGCGCGAACAACCAGGTCGTAGGTGCGGCAGGCTTGGCCGGCATCCAGGGTCACAGTGATGCGTGAGCCGTCCCGGCTGTGGCCGGTGACCGGCATGTCGCCCTGTACGGTGTAGCTGTCCACGGTGGGCAGCAGCAGGGAGAAGTCGAACACCAGCGGCAGCACGTCGCCCTGCTCTTTCGTCACCCGGGTGGGGCGCGCTTGGCCTCGGCTGTTTACGACTATGGTCCGCATTACTCATCCACCTGCACAGGCGGGCTCTTCTCGATGATGATGGCGTCCATCTTCGGGGCGAGGTCGGCCACCACGTTCAGTATTGCGAGCAGTGCGCCCACCACACCGAACGCCCACATGGCGCCTTTGAACAATGAGTAGATCTTTCCAACGGCCTGGCCCAGCTTGCTGAATCCCGCGTCCTGGGCCTTTTGCAGCTTGGACACCTCGCCGCGCAGGATCTCCACGCCTTCTTTGGCCTCGGCGGCGCTACGCTCAGCCAGAGCCATGCGCTCGCCCAATCGCTCACTCTCAAGCATCTTCAGGCGGTGGTCGTGGAGTGCATGGCCGCGTTCCAGCTCATTCACCCGCAGGGGGAAGCTGTCCATTTCGTTGGGTGCCTCATCTGTCATCCCGGGACGATCTCCACCATTGCCGCGCTATCCACGCAGCCACAAGCCAGAAAAGAAAAACGATAATCAGGGTCAGCGTCAGGGCGTACACGGTGGTGTACAGCCAGCGCTTCATTCTCGGATGGCCTCGATCAGGCCGTTATGCCGGGTGGCGCAGTCGTGATACTGGCTGGCCCACTCGGTCATGGTGCGCAGGACCGTGCCCGCCTCGCCGTTACCCAGGGTCGGGAGAGTCTCGGGGCAGCGGGTCATCAGATTCTCCTGGTACGGGCTCGCCTCGGGCGGCCGCGTTGATGAGCAGCCGGCCAGAGTCAGGCACGCACACATTGCGATAAACAGGATTCTGGATTTCACGGATCACCCCGCGATCAATGATGCGTTCGTTGGCCTTCAGATCGGCCAGACGGGTCTCCACCTTCTCGGCGATCTTGGATTCGCGCTCCATGGCGGCGGCGATGGCGGCCTGGGCGCCCCGCTCTTCGGCCAGGTCCCGGCTGTCTTCGTACCAGCCACGACCCACCCAGCCGCCGGCGGCGATTACCGCGACAACGGCCAACGCCACCGCGTATGGCCCGCCTTTCTGGAGCAGCACTGCCCAGCTCATTGATCGCCACCTCGGCCGCGCCAATCCCGATAGGCCTTCCAGGCACCAGCCAGAACAGCCGGCAGGCCGAACACGGCACCGAACGCGGTGGCCGTGCCCATCGGGATGTCCGGCGGGCTATCGCCGAATACGCGCCACGTAACCCAGGTGACCAACGTCAGGCCCCAGATCACCAGTCCCAGCGTTACCAGGGCATTCTCGGACAGGAACCGATACAGCCGGCTCACGTCAGTAGCTCCAGATCCAGGGCCGGGGGCGGCCCGCTTCGCTGGGAAGATCGTCCAAATGAATGAACCGGCTGCCGCCTTTCTGGCTCACACCGAACCCGGTGAAGCCCAGCGCCAGAGCCAGCTCGACCACCTGCAGGGCATCACCACCGCGTACTGCAATGTCCGCCGCCCGGCCGCTGGCATGAGCGCCCGGCGAGGCTTTGCGGGCCTCAATGGGGTGCGACGGGGCGCGGTAACCGCTGGTGATGACCATCGGCTTGCCGTACTGCGTGCGCAGCGATTGCAGGCGGTCCATGAACGCGGGGTCCATGCCGTTCTTGCCCGTGTGCGAGCACCGGAATTCCCCGGCTGAGAAATTCGGCCAGCGGCTCCAGTCCATCGCACACCTCAAACAAAACGCCCTGGCGACCGGGTGACTCCCAGTCCGTAGGGCAGAAATAGAAAGACCCGCACGGGGCGGGTCTCGGGGATGGCCGGGTCAGGGGTTCCGGCGTGGTTCAGAGCCAATCTGTGACTCTGCCAATTAGGGTACTTTTCCTACGGTCATTCGCACTACGGTCAGTTATGCGCTTTCTTTTTGCCGTAGCGCCATAATTTCCTCGCACACCTCCCGGGGCTGGCGCAGCGCATCGCGCTCCCACTGGTTGAGGATTCGGCCCATCTGTTCGTACCAATACCGCCACTTCCGGCCGGGCTTGTACCAGTTGCTCTGGTCGACGCCGAGCATCTGGCAGACCATCTCCACACTGAAAGGGCCGTTACGCGCCTGAGCTTGATAATCGAACACCGCGACTTCGGCCATCGCCTTGGCTTTGCGCAGCGTGTGGTCCCGGTTGATGTCCTTGCCGCAGCGCCGAAGAAACTCACCCCAAAGGCAGGCCCGGATCACATCGAAGGATCGCGTCTCCCACTCCGGGGCGTAGCACATCAGCAGCAGATCCCCGAGCGGCCGGGGCTGGTTCTCCACCGCCGCCATGACCTTTCCCGCCCAGACATTCTTGGCCATGCCGTAGATGCGGCCAGATAGGGCATTCCCGCCGCTGCCCTCGCGCTGCATTTTGAAAATCGCGTATGCGTCATGGATTTCGCGCTTCACGTCCGCCATATCACCGCCCTCTCGCCTCGAAAATGCCCTGACAGTCCACGCAGCGGGTGATCCCGCCCAGTGCCCGCCGCCGCTCCGGTATTTCGTCGTCACAGTCCGCGCAGTGGGTCTCGGACGGGGTGACGGGTCCGCCACGACCGGCAAGAGCCTGCGCCATGCGCTCCTCGATCAATTCACCGGCTCGGTCTGCTGTGTCAGCCATTTGCCTGCCTCCCCACGTATCGCCCCGGCGGCGCCGTCAGCCACCATTCGGTTTGCCGGCCCTCGCGGGTGTAGCGGTACGGCTGGAACACCTGTGCGCCGCTCGCGTCGTTAATGTCGTTCAGAAAGCCCCACTCCTTGGCCTTGCCAGTGCGATGGAAGAACAGCGTCCAGCACGTCTGAGGCTCATGGTGAGGGCCGCCACACATGACGTTGTCGAATGGCCGTCCATCCAGAGGGCACGGGAGAATCACCCGGTGGAAGGTGTCCCCGGTGAGCGAATTGAACCAGCGGACCTTATGGGTCCCGGAGCGACGTTCTTCCCAATACCAGCCGCTCAACACGATGCTGAACGCCCGCACCCAAGGGTGGTCATGCAGGCCCCGGTCGGGGTCGCTGCCCACGAATCGGTGCAGATAGAAGCGCCAGCCCAGCAGGGTGAACAGGTAATAGCGCTCCAGATACGGCGCCTCACCATCGCTGATGATCCGCGCCGGCAGGTAGCCGGTGAGCCAGTACAAAAATTTATTCATGGGGGCCTCCTGTTACCCGTATCCGCACCTCTGGCGGGTTCCGTGTTTCGTCTTTGATGTAGGGGTGCGGAACGAACCGACTGTCATCCACGCCCATGGCGTCCGCCATGCCGTCAAGATGCGCCTTGAGGCTGGCGAGGAAACCGTCATGGTCTCGGCGTCGGCGGTCCTTGGCGTAGCCGTCAATCCAGACATGCAGGCGCCCTTCGGGCCACCGGGTCTGATGCCAGCCAGCGGCCTTGGCGATTAGGTGGGCATCCCGGCGGGCTTTTTTCTTCACTTTTGCACGGACTGCCCAGTGTGCCGGCGTGTTCGGGTGCAGCTTCCGGTCAGGCCAGGGCAAAACGATTTCATCCATTAGCGCCTCCAATCCTCAATCGCGGCCAGTACCTCCGTCGAACACGGCAGCTCGCCATGGGAGCGCCGGTAGTGCGCCACCAGGCCGGCAAAGATCAGTTTCTCCATTCCCCGCCGGCCGATGTCCCGGGGTGAGCCGTAATACTCGGTGACGAACTGGGCGGTGTTTTTGTCGATCGACGCCTCGTGCCGGTGGTGGCGCGGGCAGAGTGGAATGGTGAAGTCCTGACCGATCCACACCTTGCTGTGCTTGCCGGTGGAACCTACGCAGTGGTGGATCTCCGCCGGCATGCCGCAACAGGCGCAGCCCTGGTCGCGGAGCCATTGGTGCCACCGCTTTTGGCGCGCGGTGGGTGCTTTGCCGCCTTGCATCAGCTCCACCTCCACTGGCGACCAAAAATCACAACGCCAACGCACTTAAACCAGGAAACGATAGGTGGCCCGTTTAATGGCCGACCCAGCTCCTCGGAATGCTCTTGAATAAAATCCTCTACCTTGTCCATCTGCCGGGTAATCGACCCGGTCACCAAAAACTCTCGACGGGAAACGATAGCGCCGCCTGGGTAAGTTCCTCTGCTGACCACAAAATAGATTCGCTTCACGCTGCCACCCCCAGCAGATTGCTCATCTGCTCGATCTGGTCCTGGGTCAGCCCGCTCCAGTACATGTCGATGATGTGCTGGCAGAACTGGCCGTAGACCTGCTGGAATTCGCCTTCGTCCATTTGGTCGAAGGACATGGATTTAGGCCACCGCTGGCTGACCACGCCGTACCCGGGCACCTTCACATCCATTCGCTCGCAGCCGATGTCCGCCTCGAACTGGAGGCGCTTCAGCACGCTGTGCGCGTCCATGCTGGTGAAGTCGTCCAGGTTCTCGATCAGCAGCTGGGCCAGCTTGTGGGCGCGCTTCCAGGCGGTCGGGTTGCGCGCCTTCTTCGGGTCGGCGGACACCAGGTCGCCCCGGCGAATCTTCCGCTGACGGAGCAACTGCTTACTCAGGTCGTCAGCCGGCACGAAAGCCCCGTCATCGGTGACGCGGAGCAGGACGGTTCGCTTCTGTTTAGCCATGCACCACCTCCAGAATCTCCATGCCATGCGCCCGGTGTTTCGCCACAACCGCCATACCCTCAGGCGTGGTTACGATGGCCTGGGGCCAGCCGGTCATTTCGGCCTGGAATTGGGCCTCTTCCAAGGCGGCTTGAGGGTCGGTGAATGGGGTCATGCGGCACCTCCGGCGAACATATCGATCTGGCTGGTTTCGCGCTCAAAGCGGGCCTTCGCCGCCGCGAAGTAGTCAGGATCCAGCTCGGTGCCGACTAAGTCGCAGCCGAAGTAGTGCGCAGCAATGGCACTCGAGGCGCTGCCTAGATGGGTGTCGAGGATGCGCATGCCGGGCTTGGCGTAGTTGCTCAGTAGCCACTCATAGAGCTTGACGGGCTTCTGGGTAGGATGGATGCGCTTTTCGTTCAGCGATTTATTCCCTTGCTGACGGGTTCCGTTGTGGATTGACTCGCCCTGCATCATGCCGCGCCACATGTAGCGCACCATATCCACACGCTTGGTTAAGCTGTTGTAAGCGACCTCTGCCGCGCTTTGATCTGCGCCGTCGTTCACCTTGTCCCAGACAATGCACCCGCCCGCTGGCAGGCCAGCGTAATAATTGGCGCCCCAGATGATTTGCGCATGGCTGACTCGGCGCAGCTCTTCGAAGTAACCAGCGGGCGGCGGAACATTGTCCCAATCCTTCTTTGTATAACCGCCATCGCGAGCAATAAGGCGAGCGCCGTTCCTTTGGAGCACTGCGCTCGTACGGTTCTTCCCGCCGTGTTCGCCAATGCCATACGGCGGGTCCACGATCGCCAGATCAAACGCCTTATCCGGAAGGCCGCGCATGTACTCCATGCAATCCATGTTCAGCAGTTCGATGCTCACGCCGCAGCCCTCCCATCAGCACCCGGGAGACCGACCATGTGAACCCGCTTCCCCGTCACCGGGCACGGCGTCAGATCCTCGGATTCCACCAGCCGGTGGGCTGCGATCAGGGAATGGGTGCGCGCCGCCACGGTGGACGTTTCCAGGCCGGTGATGGTGGCGATCTGCCGGCGGCTGACCCAGCCGTCGGTGTGCTGGCCGGTACGGACCAGCAGGGCGACTCCGGCAAGCACCTGCTTCTGCTGCCGGCCCAGGTCGGCGGTTGTGATGGCGTCGTAGGCCATGAGGCTGGATTCGCGGACGCTCATTGGGTGCCCTCCCGCTCTTTAGGCCGGCTCGCAAAAATGGCGACCGCATCATCCCCGTAGATCTCCGCATACTCATGGCTTGCGAATACATCCGCATGCCAGTGCAGACTGGGGTCATTCGAGCTCACAATTTCATCCATCTGGGCATGAGTAATGAATCCTAGAGATTGGCTGCTTGATAGCTGAGACGCCGTGGCGGCCTTCCAGGCATTCCATCGATCATTAATCCGGTAGTCCCGATAGCTGCCGTCGCGATGCTTGTGGAGCTTGGCGCCGTACTTCTTGCAAACGTTTTGCCTGCTCACCCACACCTCGAACTCTGCTCGGCATTGCTCGATCTGTTTGGCATTCATCTACGCCACCTCGCTCTTGCTGGTCAGTCGGCCCGCCACGCCATCCAGCGCGTCGGATAGCCGGTTGATGCCGGGTTGCGCCTCGGCGCCCTGCTTCATCACCGCGAGGCACCGTTGCGGATTGCCAATCAGGCGCGGCTCCGGCACGAATTCCTGGTGCTCCCCGGCGTTCGTCGCCTCGCTCATGCCCAGCAGCTTCGACGGGTGCCGCTCCGGCGGGCGGGAGATATACGCCTGGTACCGCTTCTTGAACTCGTTGCCCTTGAACGGCAGGTCGCGGTCGGTCACGTCGCACAGCTTGATCCAGCCGCCCATTTCCTCGATGGCGGCCATGGCGCGCGGATCGTCGAACACCACGGTCTGGTACGGGCCGACGCGGCGAATGGCGTCCTCGACCTTGGCCCAAGCGGACAGCGCCCGGGTATCGCCGTCGCCTTCGATGTGGCGCACGATGTCGGCAGGCTTGGGCACGAAATCACCGTGCTGGGTGTCGTTGACGTGGGCTGTCAGCGCCTGCTTGATCGCGTCCAGGTCGAACCGCTTGAGTGCGTTAAACATCAGGTCCAGGGCGCCATCGGATGGCGGCTTGCCGTACACCTCGCAGACCTGGGTCCACAGCGTCACAAACTCGGGGTAGTCGTTCGCGTTCATTGGATAATCCCTCGCTCTCTCGCCATGCGCTGGCCGCGTTCATGGGGGGTTTCCTGGGGCGGTTTGCCGGTGCGCCCGCCGTCGAACTTCTTGGCATTGCGTAGCCAGGTGTTCAGGGCTGCGTGCCAATCCTTCATCGTCGAGCCCTTGGCCCGGTGGTAATCACGGAACTGCGGTAGCTGGTCATGGATACTCACGCCCTGCTCCGCCGCCACCTGCCGGTTGTTCTCGCTGGGCTCGAAATCTTCAGGGAGCTGGGTTGCTCGCTTGGGCTTGCGCTGCTTGCCAGCGCGAGGCGCCGAAGGCGCAATATCTTGTGACGGTCCCGGTGTTTGTAATGGTGATGGTGAAGGTGATGGTGACGGGCACTCCTCATGCATTGCCTGAGCATTGCTTGTGGCATGCTTGGAGCATTGCTCGTTGCTTTTCTCTTGCTTTGCTTGTTGCTCGGCGTCCTTCTCCCAGCGCGCTTGTGCTGCGGCTTTCGCCTTCTCGCTGGCCTTCTGCTTCTTGTCGCGGGCGGCATCCATCTCGCGCTCGATGCGCTTGTGCTTCCACTCGCCGTTCTCGACCGTGAAGAAATGCTCAAGCACTGCTCGGTGCATGCTCCAAGCATCAGGCGGGAGCCGGGTAATCTGAGCCAGGATGGCGTCGTTGTCGGGGAGCGCGCCGTTCTTCCAGTAGTCCATGATGAGCAGCAGGTAGGCGCCGTGCTGCTCAGTAGTGAGCCTGGACGTTCCGGACATGTAGTCGCCGATGTATAGCGGCATCCAGAGGTCGACATCAGCCATTGCGCCGCTCCTCGGCGATGGCTACGGCGCCGTCTACCGCCTCAATGATCTTCCGCGCAACTTCGTATGCCTGCATCGTCGGCAAGCGGATGCATGCGTCCTCCTCTGGGCCTAGACCGGGCTGCACCAGAAAGAAGCCACTACCATCCTGGATCGCCTCAAGCCTGAATGGCTCGTACTCTGTAACCAGAGGAGAATTTTTAGCTGTCTGGAAATCTGTGTCTGCCTTTGCCATAATTAACTCCACGTTGTATCTAAAGCCCCGGTTCCGCCTGCCAGCGCCGGGGCTTTCTTGTTTCTATGCGGCCTGACTGGCCTTCAGCTTCGCCTGCAATTCAGCAATCCGGCGTTCCAGATCGGCGGGGTTCTCCGCCGCCAGATACTTCTCCACCAAATACAGCACCGGCTTCGTGTCACCGGTGACCTGCATGTACTTCTCCAGATCGTCCAGGGTGAAGCGGCGGGAATCGTCGGGGTTCTGGGCCAGCTTCCGGCTCAGGTCCGAGGGGGAGTAATCCATGTCAGCAGCGATGGCCTTCTGGGGCCGGCCCTGCTGGTGGATGCGAGCGCCAACGTACTCGCGGCAGGTGCCGTAACACTCCGCCAGTCCGCGCTCAAAATTCAGTGTCAGTTGCCCGTCTGCCATCTTTTTGATTCCTCTACTCTCCGGGTATTTCCTCTAGAACCTGTGGCCAAATAAAAACGGCCGCCATGTCAGGCGACCGAAAGGTCTTCGCTGGGCTCAGGGAACACATCGGACAAGGAGCACTCCGCGCCCAGGCGATTCAGTGCGCCGACGATCTGGCGAGCCTCCTGAAGCCCTGGCGAGCGATTGCCCGTCTCGTAGTTGCTGAGCCTGGACTGGATCCATCCCAGCTCGTTGCAAAGTGCTGCCTGCTTGATGTCGGCGGCATCCCGCACTTCTCGGATTCGATTCATGGGTAAAGACCTCCTGTGTTCAGGGGCAATGATAAACACGTTATGTGTTAGTAGCAACACAAAAGGTGAAAGATGGGGATTGCAGTACGTGATATTTATGCGCCCATGAAAACTTTGGGCAGCAGAATCAAACACTTTCGACAGGCCAAGGGGTGGTCACAGGCGAAGCTCGCCGAGGCTTGCGGCTGGGCGTCACAGTCTCGTGTCGGCAACTACGAGGTCGATAAACGGGAGCCCTCCATGGATGATCTGCGGCTGATCGCAGAGAAGCTGGGGATCGGCCTGTACGAGCTACTGGGGGAGACTGTGCCGGCGGACGGGGTATCGGAAGGGCCTTCTGTTGCCGGCCAGATACCCATCATCAGCTACGTGCAGGCCGGCGAGTTCTGCGAGGCGGAAGACCCGTTCGAGCCGGGCATGGCAGACGAATGGTTGCCGTTCCGCCCGCCTGGCGCCGGGCCGCGCACCTATGCCCTGCGCGTCGACGGCGAAAGTAATACGCCGCGCATCCGTAACGGTGAGATCGTCATTGTGGACCCGGACCGTGCGCCGGACAGCGGCAAATTCGTGGTGGCCAAGCGCCACAGCGACGAAAAGGTCACGCTGAAGCAGATCCAGTACAACGAGGGCGAGCCGTTCCTCAAGCCCGGGAATCCGGACTGGCCGGAGCCAATCATCAAGATCGACGGGGGCTGGAGCATCTGCGGCGTGGTGATCGGCAAGTACGACCCGATGTAATAACAACAACCCAGGAGGGGGCAATGAAGGAAAACGAGAAACTGGAGTGGGTGCGCAATGTGCCCGCCGGAGAAATCAGGCAGGTGCTTGCCGAGATCGCGCCAGGGCCTTGTCCTATGTGTCAGAACGGCAATGCCGGGGTGGTTTCCGATCCGGATGACGTGAATAAGGTTGCGGTCTTCCCCTATTCCCCGGCAGGGCACGAGGTGTTCATTCCCGCCTACCTGACCATCTGCCGAAGCTGCGGCTTTGTGATGACGTTTGCCTGTGAGCAGGTCATGGCGGCGCTGGAGAAGCGCCGGGAGGAAAAAGGCAATGGTTGAAAAAGTGACCTTTCTTCCCACATACTTTAGCGACGACGGCAAGCGCCGAGACGGCGGAGGCCCCGGAGGGCCCAGCGATATGGAACAGCGTGTAGCGAATCTGGAACAGGTAACGGCAGACATGCGGGTAACGCTTGCCCGGATCGATGAGCGCACCGAATCCATTGAAAAGCATGGCGCCACCAAGGCCAACCTCGCCGGCGTCGAGACCAGCGTAAAGTCCGTGGAATCGACCATGATTAAGTGGTTCGTGGGCACCGCGATCACCCTGGTTGCGCTGGTCACCACCATCTCCTTCGGCGCCGCCGCCCTGATTTAAGTCCACCCTGCGGTGGCCGCCGTAGCCAGGAATCGCCATCCGCTACGGTGACTAGCCTCTTTGGCGCAGAATAGCCCGCCCAGCGCGGGCTTTTTTGTGCCTGCAATTCCCTGATCTGACCTCTTCGTGACTGCCCGGTCACAAATAATGCCTTCAACAAACACGTTTCGTGTTGACCACAATGAACACGATATGTGATTATCTCCCCATCAACACGGACAACCCGCAGGGGAGCGAACCATGAACGCACATCAAGCCGCGAGCGATTGGGATTACCAGGATGCACTCCATCCGCAGCGTGCCGCCTACGAGGCGTGGTGCGAGGCGTATCTGGTGGAGGCGCTCAAGTCCGACGAGCTCGAGACCGCGTTCAGCGCGCATGAAGACCTGGAATCCGAGTTCGACGCGCTGGTGCTGTTCCTCGCGTTCAGCGCCGCCGAGTTCCGCCCGCTGTGCCTGAGCGAGTTCCGCCGGCAGACGTTCGGCATGAGCCGGGGCCAACTGCGAGACGCGCTCGAGGACGGCGAGATTGATCCGGTGGAGATTGTGCGCCTCGCGGTGTTCGCGCCGGACGACGCTCGCCGGACCTGGGCGCCGCATGTGCGTCAGGCGATGGACACGTTCCACGACGCGGTGCTGAAAGCGGCGCCGACCTGGGGCTGGGTGGAGACGATTTTTGAAGGGAGGAACGAGCCGTGAACAGCGATCAACTGCACAGCCTGACGGTGCTGGCCCACCAGGGATACCGGGCCGCGATTTCCTCGAACCACGATCTGGCCATGTTCTACCAGTGCCGCCTGGATGGCTGGTGGGAGTGCGCCCTCAGCGCAGGCGACATGGATCTCGCCTGCGCAGCGTACCGGGCCGAATCCTGGGTTCGGGCGGCCAGGAGTCTGGTTGATGGTCAGCCATACGCGGTAACCGTCAACGGTGCCAACCTGATGTGGAGGGGGCAGTCATGAGCGAGATTCTCGGACACGACGTAAACGGGCGCCCGCTGCGGGCTGGGGATCGTGTGCAGGTCGCCGAATGTGCTGCGCATGGACACGGGCGGATAGGGCGGCTAATCGGTCCATGCCCGGATTTTGCGGGCCAGCTGGAGGCACAAATGGAGGACGGACCCCTGGGCTCTGCCTGTGCAGAGCACTGGCGCCGCATCGACGGCCGCACCGACCACCAGCCCAGCGACTTCACCTTCGATTCACTAATGGACCACCTGAAAAGCGGGGTGCCGGCATGAACAACTACAGCTTTGGCGAAATCCTGATGGGCGCCACCACGATCATCGCGTTTGTCGCCCTGATGACGGTCATCGGCGAGCAGGACTACCGCGATGCGCTGGCCGAGGAACGTGCCACTTGTTTGATGGTGGCTCAGGGTCACTGGCCGACTGCTACAGCGGAGGGCTACGACTGCCCAGAGCGTTTGGCTGAGGCCCTGGTTGAACGAATCCACGGCACAGCAGGAGCGAGTTATGAGTGAGTTTAATGGAACGCCTGGGCCTTGGCGCCTTGGCCGGTACGCCCATGTGGTTCTTCCGTCGCACGATCTGCCCCAGTCAGAGGGTGGCGGCATTGGCATCTGCCACGTCTACGGCACCGAAAAGCGGAAAAGCAATGCGCTCCTTATAGCCGCCGCGCCGGACCTTCTGGAGGTGCTGCAAGAGGTGCAGGAGTTCGCTCAAGGCTGGTCGCAATACGAAATGCCAATTGGCCTGGATGATCGCATCGATGCCGCCATCGCCAAAGCACTGAACACCGATACGACAGAGCGCTGATCTGTTGTTTTGCGGGGTACGCCCCGCCTTTTATTCGATAGGAGCACGACATGAGCAATCAAGGGAAGCAGATGGCAGTACAGGCCATCGACATCATCAAAAAGCAGGAATCGAAGTTCATGGAGCTGGACGCCGCGAATGGCTCGCTGGTGGACTTCGCCCAGGAATGCCTGTTCGCCCGCCAGCAGTTGCTCAAGAACGAGTTCACGCTAAAGACGGCAGCGAACAACCCGAACAGCCTGCAAGCCGCCGTGCTGAACGTGGCGGCCATAGGCATCAGCCTGAATCCGGCCAGCGCCCACGCCTACCTGGTGCCGCGTGACGGCGCGATCTGCCTGGACATCAGCTATCGCGGTCTCTCCAAGATCGCCACCGATGCCGGCGCGATCAAGTGGGCGAAGGTGGAGCTGGTCTACGAGCACGACAAGTTTTCATGGCGCGGCCCTGCCCTGGCACCGGATCACGAAGCCGACCCGTTCAGCGACCGGGGCGCCATCAAAGGCGGGTACTGCATCGCCAAGTTGCCCGACGGTGAAATCCTCACCGAGGTCATGCCGGTGGACGAAATCAACAAGATTCGGGACACCAGCAAGGCGTATCAGAAAGGCGGCGGCCCGTGGAAACAGTGGTACGAGGAAATGGCCAAGAAAACCATCCTCAAACGTGCCTACAAGTCCTGGCCGCAAACGCCGAACCGTCGCCGCGTGGATCTGGCCGTCGAAGCCTTGCACCAATCTGAGGGCACCGCCTACACCATTGAGCAGCACACCGAGTTTATGGAGCTGCTGCGCAAAGGCGACGCCCTGAAGTTCTACATGATGCGGCTTTCCCTGCCCGACCACGTCTGGATTGCGCTCTACAACAGCTTCGACAAGGGCCACAAGGTCGAAGGCAAGAAACAGTCGGCGGAGCTGGAACACCAGGGCATCGCGCAGTTCAACGACATCAAAGACGCGATCCACGACGCGGTGGCCAGCGATGACCGTGGCGCCGTCGAGGAAGTGCTGGGCGAGCTGGACGCCGACGAACGCGCGTTCGTGCTCAAGCACCTGTCCGCCGACGCCGTCGAGTACATCCAGGCCATGGAGCAAGCAGCTTAATCCGGCGCTCACCGGGGAGTGGCGGGCCTTACCCGCTGACCATTAACGATTGGAGAAGCAATATGGGATGCGACATTCACTGCCACGTCGAGAAGCAGGGCGGCGACGGGAAATGGAAAAAGATCGGCGGCTTTGTGTCGGACTACTACGATCCGAACAACCAGTTCTTTTCGACTGACGAGTACAAGAATGCCGACAGCCCTATCGACGCCAGAAGCTACTTTCTGTTTTCGATATTGGCGGGCGTGCGATCCGACGGGAAAGGGATCAAGCCTATCAGCGAACCCAAGGGTCTGCCGGATGACGTTACCGACGAAGTTAAGGCCGATAGCGACGAGTGGGGCATCGACGGGCATTCTCATTCCTGGCTCACCGTGCAGGAGATAACGGAAGGGATCACCGGCGGATTTGAATGCGAGGGGGTCGTTGGCCTCGACGAATATCGCCGGTTCAAGGAACACGGTGCGCCTTCATCCTGGTGTGGTTCTGTCGGCGGACCCTCAATCACCTGCGCTACAAATTCAGAAATGGACAGCATTGTCGAGCAGGGGTGGGATGCAAACCCTGCCATGAAACATCTGGTTGAGGGGTACAGAACAGTGGTTCATTGGACCCTGAAGGCCGAAGACGCACTGAAGTGCTTCATGGAAAAGACCCTTCCGCAACTGGTCCAGCGCTGTGAGCGTGAGGATCAGTCCGATGTCAGGATCGTTTTCTGGTTCGACAATTGAGCGCCCACCGCATCCCCTTCGGGGGAACTGACAACGGAGAGAGATATGAGCCTGAAATACGACGTGGTCGCCACCACCGGCACCTACGAGAAAGACGGACAGACCAAATACATCAGCCGGAAGGTGGGCGCGGTCATCAGCACCCAACACGGTTTCCGGCTCAAGCTGGACGCCTCATTCAATCCGGCGGGCTGCCCGCGCGGCGATGACGGCGGCGTATGGCTGGCGCTGTTCGAGCCACGGGATAACCAGCAGGCGGGTCAGCAGGCCCAGGCTCAGCAGCAGAGCACCGCGCCCGCAGATGATTTTGACCGGGACATTACCTTCTGAGGAGCCGCCCATGATCCGCTACGCACTGCTGCTGCTCCCCTGCGCCGCTCTGGCCGACCCGACGCTCTACGTTCAGGGCGGCATGGGCTACCAGATCGGGATGACCGAACGCTGGACCTACGAGAGCGAACGCTACTCCGGGGAGTACACGATGGACCTGCCGCCCCTGGTGGGCTCGGTGGAGGCCGGCATCAGCTACCGCAACTGGTTCATCCAGGGCCAGCACGTCAGCAGTGTGGAGACGGGCCAGGATCATGGGTTCAACGTCATCAGCGCCGGTTACCGGTGGGAATTCGAGTTTTAGGAGATCGCAATGACTGAGCAGCAGAGAGAAGCGTTTGAGGCTTGGTACAACGAAGAATACGTCCGCCCGATTATCCCGGCGGACAGAACAGAAGGCGGCTATCAACATCCGGACGCCCAGGCAGCCTGGGACGCATGGCAAGCCTCCCTCTCCCATGCCGAGGGGGAGGCGGTGGACTTGGAAATTGGTGCGGGCGACGTGCTGATCTGCGACTTGGGCACTGCCAGCGCGGCAGGCGTGGCGTTTTACCGTGACAATGCCGCCCACGACGTCGGCACACACCATCCGGAACTGTCCGGCATGGGCGGCACGGAGTTGGCCGGGCGCATCTTCTCAGTGATGACTGAAAAGCCGGAGAGCCTGGTTGTGCTGTACAACGCCGTCGGTCGGGCGCTGGCCACACTGGGCCACCCCGCGCCCCATGCCGAGGGGGAGGCGTTTGGCTGGTTCACTGAAGACCATGATACCGACAAGTCCGCGACCACCTATGATCCCGTTGTTGCTGAGCGATGGCGAGCCAAAGGCTGGCCCGTCTGGCCGCTCTACACCCACCCCGCGCCCCAG